GTTTGATAAACATAATACTGGTGTGTATTTTCAACCTATTCCATTCTTTCCTATTGAAGGCTACAGCACTATTGACCACAAAGAAGCAGAAGAACTAGGTTATTTCAAAGTAGATTTTTTGAATAATAGTGTTTACAATGAAATAGAAAGTGAGGCACATCTAGATAGACTTCTTAACAAAGAGCCAATGTGGGAATTATTTGAACACAAAGAAATAGTTGAACAATTATTTCATATTGGTAATCATTTTGACATTATTAAACAACACCCACCTACAAGTGTTGACCAACTAGCAATGATACTTGCAATGATTAGACCAGGTAAAAGATATCTAGTCGGTAATACTTGGGAAGTTATAGAAAAAGAAGTTTGGGAAAAAACAGACGAATACTTTTTTAAACGCAGTCATGCAATAGGATATGCAATGGTTATATTGGTGCAGTTGAATTTGATTGTTGAAAAAGTTTAACTTCCCGGCGGTATTTTTTTAACTAATTGTATACTTCTTCTTTTTATTCTTTTCTTTAAAATATTTTGCATACTAGTAACAGGTCCGAAAGAAATATCTGTTTCTTTCAGCATAAATGTACGCAACGTATATTGAAGTTCTTGCATTTCTTTAAATAAAAATATATCTATGGGTAATTGTCTATTACTTTCCCACCACCACAAATCACCATATTCTAGCATTAATTTTTTATGTGCATCGTTCCTACAACGTTCTATATCGTAAAAACTTATAATTTGTGCGTCTTGATTTTGTACTATTCCTACGAATTCTTTTTCGTTAAATAGCAATCCAGTAAGGAAAGGAAACTTGTCTTGTAGTTCTGTCTCTTTAGTCATCAAAATTATTTATAAGAAGATAGATAAATACTGTAATAATAAAGGTATAGATATATGTCAAGTGGAACAGCACATACATTATATAATTTAGGATATCAGTCTGTGGATTTAGTATTAACCACGGACGGAATAACGGTGGATAATAGACCTATGAATCAGACAAAATTAGTAGTACATAAAGGATTAAACAATACATTGCAATTTTTTGTGAGAAACAGAGACAGAGTTTTACAAAATATTGGCACAAAAACATTGTATGCTAGTGTTATAAATCCTAATACAAGTAGAAGAGTTGTATTTAAACCCTTGTCTTTAGTAAACAGCGGTACAACAGGTGAAGCAAGGTTAGACCTTAATGTAGGTGACCTAACAGACCTAACACCTGGAATTTACCAAATTGCAATTACTGAAAGTGCAGACAATGGTGCAACTGAGTCTCCTTTGTACGCAAATCAAAATGACCGAATTATAACTGATTTAGAAGTTAAAAGCAGTATGCAGTATCAACCTGCACCTACTCAAACTAAATCAGTGTTTACTCAAACACAAAACACTGACTTAGGTGATTCAGCAAATACATTTGTAACAGCCGCTATGTACGGTAATCAAAATAAAAATTATCGACACAGTAAGCATACAATAGCATTTTATATGACAGACTTTGTTGGTAATGTTACAATACAAGGTAGTGCCTTAGAAACAGCACCAACACAAGAATCAGATTGGTATGGAATCAATGCTCAAGGAGACTTTGGTCAAATAAAAATTCCTTATGCATCTGCATTTAGTGGAGTTGATCCTTTTAATTTTAAAATTAACACTAATTGGATTAGAGTACAATTTGATGTAACATCAGGATCAATGGACAAAGTATTGCTTAGAAATTAATTGACTTCTACTTACAAGATGTTATAATACAGTTATGCATCATCATGAACTAGTAGATCAGGTACACAGATTACTTATGGACAATTTGCCATTGAACAGTGGCAAAACTCCTAGTGGTTGGACAACATTTAATTGTCCGATGTGCAGTGATAAACGTAAACGTGGTGGTGTTATACAATCAAACAGCAAAATAAGTTATCATTGTTTTAATTGTAACTTTACAACAGGCTGGTCTCCAAGTCCAAGACTAGGACAAAAATATAAAAAATTAGTTGAAACATTGGGTGTTACTGCTAAAGATATTCACAGTGTTGTTTTAAATTTAATGAAACATGGTGAAGAATTAGAAGTTGAGGAAGTTGGCGATTATGTATATAGTGCCGCAGAATTCAAACAAGTACAATTACCTGATGAGTGTTCTTTAGTTGAAGACTTAGATGATAGTCATAAAGTAAAACAATATGCAATCCAACGTGGGCTATTAGGTAAGTTTCCGTTATTACATTTTAATGATAGTATGTATAACGCAAGGCTTGTTGTTCCTTTTATGTACAACAACAAATTAGTAGGCTGGACTGGCAGACATATAAATCCACCAAACAAAGAAACAGCAAAGTATCTTAAAAATCAACAAAGCGGATATGTATTTAATATAGATAGATTTGTAGACAGTAACAGAGATTTTGTTATAGTCACTGAAGGTGTATTTGATGCAATACTTATAGATGGTATCAGTGTATTAGGTAATGGTGTTACTGCTGAACAGGCTCATTTGATTGACAAATTAAACAAACGTGTTATATTATGCCCTGACAGAGATAAAGCAGGAAAGGACTTAATTGAAAAAGCAGTTGAGTTAGGATGGGAAGTGAGTTTTCCACCTTGGCACAAAGATTGTAAAGATGCCGCAGATGCTGTGGCTAAATATGGTAGATTACTTACAGTAAATAGTATTATTAAATTTGCGAGTGACAATAAAGTGAAAATACAAGTACAGGCAAAAATGTTATGAAGTTATACGCAAACGGTTGCAGTTTTACTTATGGCATAGGCGAAGTACATGATGAGAATGGTGTAAGATTGCCTGCGTCTAAAGAAACATGGCCTTATTATATGGATTTGCCATATGACGAAATAATTAATGATAGTATTTCAGGTGGTAGCAATGATAGAATTATTAGAACCACAATGGAGTGGTTAGATAAGAACAAAGACAGCATAAAAGATACAACTTTTATTATACAATGGACAATGCCTTTTAGAAAAGAATATTACAACAATATTGTTGATACTTTTGTTCATGTAGCAAACGGACAAGACAACACAGTAGGTATTGGTTTTGAAAATGATATTAAAGGTAGCAAATTACGAGATACTAATTTGTACAAGTTATACAAACAGTATGTAGAAAAATATTTTATGCATGTAACTTCAGAACAAAATATCATAGTAGAGTTTTATAAGAACATATTGTTATTACAGCATACATTTGAAAAACACAATGCAAAATATCTTTTTACATCATTGTCTGCTCAGTGTCATCCATTCCAGGAATTTATAAACATTTACAATGCAGGCACATTGTCAAGTTGGCAGTTAGATATTATAAATGTTTTAAAAAAAGAAATAGACCAATCTAAATGGTCTAACGGCACATTGTCAACTTATATGGAACGTAATTTTATTAGCCAAGAAGATAAACATCCAAACAAAGATGGACATAAATTAATAAGCAAACGTCTTTTTGAAGACTTAGAAAGGATATATGACTGAACTACAAGATTACAATGAAGAAATACAAGAACTGTTTCTAAATTTTTTAGTAACAGATCCTGAACTGTTTGTACGAGTAAACAACATTGTTGAGCCGTACATGTTTAATAGAAAGTATCAGGAAACAGTTAAGTTTTTAAAAGAACATGCTACAAATTATAGTAGCATTCCTACTATTGACCAAATAAGTGCAACAACTAATATAGAATTAAAACGACTAGATGATATTAATGATAATCATACTGAGTGGTTTTTAGACAGTTTTGAAAGATTCTGTCGACATAAGGCATTGGAAAAAGCAATATTAGAAAGTACAGATTTGTTAGAAAAAGCAGATTATGGTGCAGTAGAAGGAAAGATAAAAGAAGCAAGTCAAGTAGGGTTAGTAAAAGATTTAGGTTTAGACTATTTTGAGAATCCTAAAGAAAGGCTACAGCACATCAAAAGCCAAGCAGGAGCAATAGCAACAGGTTGGAAAAAGTTTGACCAAAAGTTATATGGCGGATTAAACAGAGGTGAAATTACAATTTTTGCAGGTGGCTCTGGTGCTGGTAAAAGTTTGTTTTTGCAAAACTTAGGTGTCAATTGGGCATTAGCAGGATTGAATACTGTTTATATCAGTTTAGAGTTAAGCGAACAACTTATCAGTATGCGACTAGATGCAATGGTTAGTGAATACAGCACAAAAGAAATCATGCGTAACATGGATGATGTAGACCTAAAAGTTCGAATGAAGGGCAAAGGCGCAGGTAAGTTTAGAGTTAAACAGATGCCTAATGGTGTAACTGCTAATGATATTAGAGCATTTGTTCGAGAATATGAAATAAATGCAGATGTAAAAGTGGATGCCGTATTAGTTGACTATTTGGATCTTATGAGTCCTATTAGTGCAAGAGTTAGTCCAGGCGATTTGTTTATTAAAGACAAATATGTATCTGAAGAATTGCGTAATTTAGCAGTAGAAAGAAACATATTGCTGGTAACAGCATCTCAGTTGAACAGAGGTGCAGTAGAAGAAATAGAATTTGACCACCATCATATTGCAGGTGGTATATCTAAAATACAAACAGCAGATAATGTTGTGGGTATTTTTACTAGTAATGCTATGAGAGAACGTGGTAGATATCAAATACAGTTTATGAAAACACGTTCAAGTAGTGGTGTTGGCAGTAAAGTAGATTTAAAGTTTAATCCAGACACATTGAGAGTAGAAGATTTAGACGAAGATGAAGAAGATGCAATCAGTGTAACATCTAGTGGACTGTTAAATCAGTTAAGTAGGAATAAAAGTATTACAGCAGACGAGCCTGAAACACAAGACACTGTGAGCCAAGCATTGAACATGCGTGAGTTTATGAAAAAAAATGACCTATAAATGATAAATACAAAAACATAGGGAATTATATTATGTCACTTAAAAAATCTAGAAGTATATTAGAAGAATTGCAACAAATTTCTGTTGACAGAGATAAGCATTTCGTCTTGGAAAATAGAGTAGAGCATATAGTGACTAGTGTACAAAATTTAAAAAGAATGCTACACGAATCTTACAGTCCAGAAGACGCATTAGACTTAGAACGTAGATTAATTAATAGTATTAAAAGCGGCGATTCTAAAAAATTCTCTAGAGGTATTAAAAAAGTTACAGAATCTATAGAGAATAGTAATGAAGATCTTTGATATTTTAAACGAAGCACCTCCGGCACAAATGTATGCTAAAGCAACACCAGGCATATCTAATGACGATATGGCGGCTGGCAGAGTTTCTGACTTGTTAAAAGCAAGAAAAAGCCAAAAACTTGTACAAAAACAAGCCGATACCAATAAAGAAAAATCAAAGAAAAGTGGCATAATGGGTAAAATTGGAAAAGAACGTACCCAAGAAAGAAACATACAAAACTTAGTTTTAGCCGCACCAAACGGATTATATTATCAATACATCCAAACTGGAAAAGGAAAAACAGGTTGGCAATGGCAAGAACTTGCTCCTAGTAATACAGTAAAGAAAGCCGGGACAAAGCCATTCAAAACAGATCCTCAAAGGAAAATGGCAGGCACATATCCTTTAAAAGATACAGATTCTTTGTCAATGAATTTAACACAAATGGCTAAAGGTGTAAAACCACAAAAAAGATATTGGGATAAAGTTAAAGACAAAGCCGTTAACGCAATAGGCGGTCCGTTAGCAAGTAAAACAATGAGTGACCCAGAAGCAAGTATGGCACAGAAAATTGGTGGTGTAGCAGGTGCGGCATTAGGCAGAGGGATGGCAAAGTTAATACCAGGTCCTGCCGGAGCACCAGAAAAATTAAAAGATCCAACAAAAATAGCAACCATGGATTTAAATGCATTTCAAAAAAGAATATTAGACCAGGCTAAATCTAGCGAAGAGAGAAAACAACTTGCACAAGACTTTTTAGCCCAAATGCAACAGCAACAGGCTAAAGGTGTTGATGTAGACAAGTATGTAAATTCTTTAGGTCCTATAATGAAAGCAACTGGTCTTAATAAAGAAGATCCTAAGTTCTATCAAGACTTTGTTACAAAAGCAAGAAGTATGAGATTAGAAGCATACAAGTATCTTAACAAAATATTAGAAATGACAGGTATTACTTGGGAGCAGTTAGGCTTTAAAGTTGTTCTCGCTGAAAGTAAATCAGATTATGTATTGCTATTACCTATTCAAGAATTAAAAGAAGCAATAGAAATTGAGAACTTAAAAGTATTAGCAGGAGTTTAATATGAGGTTTTTAGAAATATCTAAACCGCTAGTAACTCAACTAATAACTGAATCTCTTATTACAGAAAACAAAGACGGTAAAAATACTCACCTTGAACATCTAGAAGATAATATCTTTAATAAAGGATATCCAGGAGCCAAAGAAGCAGTAGACTATCTATACAGTTTACATCAAATGCTTGAAGGTAATTCTAATGCACCAGTTAATATGACAACCAAATGGGATGGTGCTCCAGCCATTGTTGCTGGTAAAGATCCACAAACAGGCAAGTTTTTTGTAGGCACAAAAGGTGTGTTTGCAAAATCTCCAAAATTAAATTTTACAGATAAAGATATTCAAACTAATCATCCTGACAAAATGAAAGATGGAGAAATGCAAAGTTCTGAAGGTCTAAGAAGCAAGTTAAGAAATGCCTTAAAATATTTAAGCAGACTAAATTGGGACACAGTTGCACAAGGTGATATGCTTTATGGCAGTAAAGAAGATATTAAAACAACTACTATAGACGGTGAAGAGCATTTAGTGTTCAAACCAAATACTATCACATACGCAGTGCCTAAGAACAGCGAATTAGGAAAACAAATTTCTTCTACAGACTTTGGCATAGTGTGGCATACAGAATATACAGGCGGTTCTACACTTGCAGATACTCAAGCCAAATTTGGTTTTGATAGCAGTGTGTTAGGACAGGCAAATGGTTTATGGCACAGAGATGCACTTATAAAAGATCTTAGCGGAACTGTAACTTTTACTAAAGAAGAAAGTAACGATATTTTAAATAGTATTCAAGAAGCAGACAATTATCTCAAAAGCATTAATGCTGACACATTTAAATGGTTACAAACAGGTGCAGACATTGGTAGTAGTATGAAACGTTCAGGCGAGTCAGGTATGGAGTTTTTAATACAATTAAAAGCACATGCCAATAATCAAGTACGTCAAGGTAAATTTGATGAACCTACAAAATTTGCAAAAGATTTTGTAACCAAGTATGTAAATTTTTGGACTAAACAAATTGATGACGTTTCAAGCCAAAAAGCCATTGATGCTAAAACAAAAATTATGGTTGATGGTGTTAGAACAATCAAAGAAAACATTCCACAAATTATTGCTGTTTATGATTTATATTTAAAACTCATAGAAGCAAAAATAAAAATTATTAGAAAACTAGAACAAATTAGACAAATCGGAACCTTTATACAAGACGAGAACGGATTCACATTAACTGGCGAAGAAGGCTTTGTTGCTGTAGACAGAATGGGCAGTGCTCTTAAGTTAGTTGACAGGTTAGAATTTAGTAGATTAAATTTTGGTTCCGGTAAGCCAGGTTCATAATGTACGAATTTCAATTAATAAATGAAGAATTAACAGAAAGTAGACTGTATAGAACAACAGGATCCTTTGGTAACCTCACAGGCAGAACTATTGCAGATTTATTGTATTTGCAAACATTAATGATGATGATGTTTGTGCAAGATAAAGAACAAAGAGATTATGGTGTAGCATATTGTAGAAAAACTGCTTCTTATGGACCATACGCGGCATTTAGAACTAGTGCAACAGATTTATATATGTTAGCCTTTGCAGTAAATCAACCTGGATACAAAAGTTTAAGAATCAAAGGCAAAGATGAATCTTTTCTAAAAGGACTTATGTTTCAAAATAGAAAACATTATGGATTTATAAGAAAAATGGGAAACATAGAACCTAGCAGAAGTGAATCAGGTGCGTTTATTATACGTTTAGAAAACCAATTAAAAATTAATAATCCTCTTTATAAACAATTAAGAAGATTAATTTTAGATTGGGAAGATTTAAAATACAGTCAAAAGCAATTAGTAGTGTCTAAATTGTTACAGCAGATTAGATTAAAAGGACAAGGCAGTGAAGCATTCCAACATTTAGTTGCGATGAAAAGAGATAGAAAATATATTGATGCACCTAAGTCAGACAGAAGTTTAGCCAAAACAGCCGCCGCTACAGTTGGTGGTGCTTATGTGGGTAGCAAAATACTTCCTAAACTGTCTAAAGGAAAAATAGGAAGTAGAACAGGTGCAGGTATCGGTGCTATTGCCGGTTATTGGGCAAGTGGAAGACGCAAACAGGTATAAATATAGTTATGAAAATAGTAGATATAATCAGAGAAGACGACTCAGGTAGAGATCCTAGAGTAATGGCGGATTGGTTGCGTACTGCTGGAGCAACAGGCTCTGAAGCGGCAAAAGACCAAAATGTTATTTCTAAATCTATGGCCATATACTCTGCTAGAAAAGAATTAAGTCCAGATGAAGCATTCAGTATTGCAAAAAACCAAGTGTACGGCAAGAAAAATAACAATGCTAATCAACAAAAAACACCGTTTGCAAGTGCCTCACATGATTATAAGTCTGCAATGGATAAAAAATCACAATTACAAAGAGGATTTAATGAACCATCTCATAGTCATTTAAGAAAACAGAAGGTTGGTAATATAGACTTACCTGATTTTCGTAAAGATGATTTAGGTACTATAATGACCAAAGGCTCAACAACAGGTAAAGCAATAGGTAATAAAGTAGCAAATACCATGAAAGGTACTTACACTGCTAGAAATAAACCTACATTATCGTAATTAATTTACCGTTTTCTAAAAACCCGAAAATATTCAATTTTGTATAAATAATAGTAACCAAAGTACATTCAATATTAATTTAATAGGCGGTGGTTTAGAGACCACGAATGTACAATGACCAATTTAGGAGAATTAAAATGGCATTAACAAGAGTAAACGGTGCAGTTGAAGAAGGTCAATTACTTGTCGGTTCTTTAACACACTTAATCGTAGACGAAGTAGACGGTGCTGATGATATCAGCAACTTCGGTTTCACAAATGGCGCGGCTGATCCAGGTGAGCAAGTATTACAAGCAATCGCCTTACATGCAACTCCAGTAATCCTTAACTCTGCAAACGCAAGAGTTATGTATGTGGCAGTTGAAGGTCAACCAAACGTTACAGCAATTCAGGCTTCAGTTGTAAGTGTACTAGGTGCAAACGCAACAGTAACAAGCGGTGACTACCTCGTAGCATAAGTCTACTTTTTTAAAAAGTAACATTAAAAATCCTCAACTTAGTTGGGGATTTTTTTTGGCTGTCGTTCCTGCACCGAAAAATTACAAAGAGTGATAAATACTACAAAATACGGAGACACACATGACATTACAAAGAGCAGGTGCAATGGGATCAGTGGAAGTATTAACTGGAAACATTGAATTTTTTACACTTTACACTACTTTAGATATAAGAGTAACTGGAGATTTTAATGACAATAGTCAAAAAGATTTCGAAAGTGTAGTACAAGTGATAGGATTAAGGGCGATGCCAACAGTTATGAATAATCCTGTGTATTTAAATGGGGCAGGTGCAAATTTATTAGAAAATTATGGAGCACCTAGTATAACTGGAGCAGGTTATATTTTTAAATTTGCTACAGAACAGCCAGGATCGCACACTGTACAAACATTAGTAGATGAGTTAAATGGCGTAGTTTTGAACGCCGGAACTATCGATACAAAAAGTAGTATCAATATGGAATTTACTAAACAGGATTTATTATAAAATGAAAAAACCAGAAAACAAGCCAGAGCCAGTAGAGCAACAAGTTTATGCCAATAAGGATAATCTTGAAGCACATATTATTGCTGACATGTTAAGAATTGAAAGTATCACAACTGAGCTTAAAGAATTTAAAGAAGATACTAAAACTAGATTAAACAAATTAGAAAATTGGCTTGTTGCTATTGTGGGAACGAGTTTTACAACATTAGTTGCAGTTTTAGTAGGTTTAATTGTGAATATGTTTAATTAATATGAAATTAGAAGAGTTTACAGAAGCCGAAGAAAATCTACTTGAAGCCAGAATGGTATGGCGTAGAATGGGCAAGACTATTAAACGTGCTGTTCGCTGTACAAGTGGCAGGCGTAAAGGTAGAGTTGTGAGTAAAGCATCACAATGTTCCGCACCTATTGACCACAAGAAAAGAATGACACTTAGAAAAACAAAAGCCAGAATGGGCAAACGATTGAGTAGAAAAGCAAACAGAACAAAAAGACTTAATCCAGCAAGTAGAAGATTAAGAAGTTTAAACAGATCAACAAGTAGGCGTAGATAATGAAGTTTAAAGATGTTAGAACTATTGAATCTATACTAACAGAGTATGGAATGAAACCAGGTGCAAGTACACCAACATCACAGCAATCAACAGGAGCAAATGCTAAAGCAAATGCAACCAGTCCTACTTTAGATAAAAAACCAGAACCAAAAAAAGATTTAGGCAGTCCAACTACAACACCTGGGTTAGATATCAAAGATCCAGAACAAGAACAAGAACCAAAATTCACACCTATCAAAGCAAAAGATATTGAAGTCGATGCAGAATATCATGATGATAAAGGAAATGTGTTAGGTAAAGTTGTCAGCAAAGTTGGTGATAAACCAAATCCAGATAAAGTAGTTGTTCAAGATCCTAAAGGCGAATATCAATTAGTAGAACCAGATGAAGAAGTACAAATACTCAATGCTAGTAAATTATCTAAATTAAGCAAATCTACAGCATCATCATTTAACTTGAAAAAACAAGCAAAGAACAAAAAGAACAAGTTAAAGAAAATTAGAAAGAAAATGAAAAAACTTGTGCGTAAGTTTAAATTACGTGAACAAGGTGAAGAACAATTATTTGAAATAAATTTCAATCAAAAGTCAATTGCACAATCGGCTCTCAAAATGCCAATCAAATGTGGCTTTGAAGCAGAGACCAGTTGGGAAGGTGTATACGGCGATCGATACGATGATGACGGCGATTGGTTGTATGAATACAATTGGTATGACATAGAAGATTTCTTACGAGATCAAGAAGGCAGAAGTGCTGTAAGTGAAATTGAACAAGCATACGAAGAATGGATTCAAGAAAAAGCATATGACTATGAAAGTGATGAAGTTGCTGACATGGTTGCAGAACGAGAAGAAGATGAATACTATCTTAACGACTTCATAGAAAGTGAACTGAGCGAAGACGACATCGAAGAATACAAAGAACGTATATTGGATGACTTACCAGAAGAAGACCATGACGAATATGAAGATTGGGACTTCATGAATTGGGGTCGTCAGTATGTGGAAGAAGAATTACTAGATGACTACAAAGAGTGGCTTGAAGAGCAGATTCGGGATGAAGGCGAAGCAATGGATAGAGCCTTTGATAGAGCCAGAGATGAAAATGACATAGACACATGGGCTAGTGATGAATACGGTAGTTGGAGTAGTTGTCTAGGTGAGTTTGGTTACTATATAAGTAATCCGGATGGCGAAGGCGGTGGACAAGAAGAAGTAGCAGACTTTATTAGAAATTGGGCAGAAGACAATTCTGTATCTGACGAAGTTCATGCAGGTGAGTATCATGCAGGTTACGGCGATACTAAACAGCGACATTGGAGAGTAGAAGGCGATCCAAGTATTAGCACTGGCGGCACAGGATCGGAAATTATTTCTCCCGTATATCAAACACCGGGTGCTATGCTTAAAGAAATGAAAAGTTTGTTTGAATTTTTAGATAATAATGATGTAGAAACAAACAGTTCAACAGGTTTGCACGTTACTATGAGTTGGAACGGTGAGCCTGATGCACCAATGGATGATTATGGCAAAAGGCAAGGTGACGAAGCAAACCAAGTCAAAATGGCAGTACTCCTAGGAGACAAATATTTGCTCAGTACATTCGGAAGATCGAATAACACTTATGCAAAAAGCCAATACGACAATTTAAAACGTATGGCGGCAGACTTAAAATCAAATCCTGATAACACAAAAAATATTAGATCCATAGAAAAGATTTTAGCAAAAGGCATCAGTGGCGACAAATACAGTTCTATTAACTTTAAAAGTGACACTGACAGAGATTCAGGTAACCAACTTATAGAATTTAGAATTGGTGGCGGTAGGGACTATCACCAAGACTTTGATAATTGTGCAAAAGCAGTGATACGTTATGCAACAATTATGAGTGCTGGATACGGTGATAAAAATTTTAATAAAGACTATGCAAAAGCATTATTTAGTTTTATCAACAAATTAGATAAAATTGACGATGCTGATGTTGAACGTGCCAAAGGTGATATAGAACATCCTGCTATAGATGTGTTGAAAGATTTCTTTAGTAAAGACAATTATGTAAGTGGCGTACAAGATTTAAATAAGGCTTTTTATAATTTAGATTTATACAAAAAATTTAGTGACCCAGAAGCAGATGCTAAGTGGAAACGAGATATAGAAAATTACGAAAAAGGCACAGGTGAAAAAGTAGACATCGAAGAAGTAGAACAAGCAGAACCAATCAATGCGTATATTAGACCTGAGAGCAGTCCGCCAAGCAAACGTGCAAAAGAATATTTAGATAAAGCACAGAGATATTATATTACTGCAATAGCTCAAGCAGGCGTTGATTTAAATCAAAATTTAAACAGAGCACCTGTAAATGCAAAAGCAATCGGAATACTAAGAAAAAGTTTAAGTGAGTTTGAACTAAGTTATGGTGATATAGATACTACTTTACCTGGCATGGAAAAATCGTTAGAATACGGTGGCAGAAATTATCCAGATGCTAAAACCAGAATGCAGAGACTGAAAAATGGTATAGACAGACTGTTTAAGAAAGATGTTGTGTCAATGCCAGACTTCTTAACACATCAACAAGTAGAAAGAATCACAAATGGTTTGTGGAGTGCTTTTGCTAGTGGAGAATTACAAGACGGTAACAAGTCAAAAGATTTTTTCAACGCATACGCAGAAGCAAAAGGAGTTGAACCTGAACAAATTGCTCAAGAATGGGACGAACTTGTTCGTAGCAGAGACGTAGGCGAATACAAAGATTTTCATGGTAAATTAACCAGAGGTCATAGGGACTATTTGAATTTTGAGGCAGGCGAACCAATTAATGCAAAAGGTTTAGACAAGTTATTAGCACACCTAAAACAGTATCCCGAATGGAACCATCCTGTTG